GATCAGGTCGTCTGCCTGCTTGCCCACGGCTTCCAGGCCAGTCAGCTCGGCTGCACGCGCCTGGCTGCCAGGGATCGACTTCACGGCCTGCGCCAGCTCGCGGTAGGCCTGGTTCGAGGTCAGGTGATCCGGCTGCAGGTAGCCCTCGATCTTGAGCCGACGCGCGGCCTCCAAGACCTTGGGATCGGGTGCAGCCTGGGTGGCCAGCACTTCGGTGGCTCGGCCAGCGCCCATGCCGCCGCCTGTGGCCGTCCTGGCGGTCTGCGCCAGCTCGGTGGTGGTCATCGGTGCGGCTGCAGCAGGTCTTGGCGGAACTGGAAATGTCACAGCACCACTTGGTTGAATACCAGCAGGCATGACGCTAGGGGCTGGAGGAGCTGCCAGTGGCACCTCTGGGCCGACAGCGCCGGTCGGAGAAATTTCGCGCACGGTGCCGGTCGGAGGCATGATTGGTGCAGCGACCTGCTCGCCTGCTGCAGGTGCAACAGGAGGAGCCTCGCCGCCGCGCACAGCGCGCACCATCTGCGGAATGCGGGTCACAGCCTGGCCAGCGCCGCCCATTGCTCCGGCCAGCGCCACCTCGCCAGTGTCGAATCGGCCACCAGTGGCGGCCTGGGTGGTCTCGATGGCTGCCTGAGTTGCCGCACCGCCAGCAATGGCAGTGGGAATGGTGGCAGCACGGCCGGCAGGCGTGAAGGCTGCAATCGCACCGGCAGCTCGCGGGATGTCGCTGACCTGGAAGCCAGGCTTGATGGCGTACATTTGGCCGTCGATGGACGACTGCAGCACGAAGTTGCCCTTCTCGTCCTGGCTGACTTTCACGCCAGGGAAGTTGGCTTGGATGACCTGCACAGTCTCCTGCGGATTGGTCATCATCGTGCCCAGGGCCGACTTGAAGCTGGCCATGCTGAAGGTGTTCAGCTCAGGCATGCTGGCCCAGTCGGGCAGCGCTTGGGTTGTCGGCGTGGCGCGCTCGGTGCCGGTGACAGCCTCACGAATGCCACCCAGCACGCCCATCGGCTCGGTCTTCTGGAGTTGGAAGCCAGTCGGCACCTTGGCCATGCCGCTGGAGACGTCGCGCTCCAGCTCCATCATCTCCTCGCGTGTCATGCGTCCGGTGCTGTAGGCCTGCAGCACAGCCGCAGGCAGCTCTGGCGTGGTTGGTCTGGCACCTTGGGGCTGCTCGCCACGCAAGGCCGCGCCACGGGGTAGCATGAGGGTGCCGCCGCGAACGTCGGCCTCAAACTCTGCCGACTCTTCAGGCGTCATTTGTCCGGAGCTGTAGGCTTGGTAGACCCTCGCAATCGCATCCGGCGGTACAGCAGCCATGCTGCTGGCACCAAGAGCACGCTGAAAGGTGCTGGTCGTGCCGCCCTCCGCAATAGTTGGTGCCTGCGCAGGGGCACGCTGTGGGCTGAGGTCGCGCACGCCTTGCGAGACGCGATCGATGTATGCCCTGGTGCGTGGTCCCCAGTTGGCCGGGTTGGTACCGCCGTGGTACTCAGCAGCCGCCAGTTTGATGTCGCCCTTGTTGCGGTCCAGCGACTCCTTGAGCAGCAGGCCAGCGGCCTCGGCTGAGTTCTCTGGGCTGAGGTAGGCGTCCACGCCGTACTTCTTGAGCACCGCCTGGCGGGTGGCCGGGATGATCTGGAATGGGGTTTTTGCGCCTGCCTCAGACACCTGGTCGGCATTGCTGCGCTCGCCTCGTGTGAGAACCGAGACCAGCAAGCCCTGCGGCAGCCCGAGCTTTTGCTCGGTGCCAGCGGCCAGGTCAGACCAAAACGGGTCTTTGTAGCTGGTGGGGGTTTGTTGCGTTGCCATCTTATGGTGCGCCTGTGAACGGGCTTGGCACAGTGACACCGCCTCCGAATGGCGGTGGGTTCACTGGCGTCGTGGGCAGTGGCGATAGATTTTGAGCAGGTGCTGCACCAGGCACAGCGCCTGTTTCAGGGTTGGCAAAGCGCATGTAGCTACGGCCAGACACCGCACGGCCAGCTTGAGCTGCTGCCAAGTCCTGCGCACGCTGGTCCATGAACTGGCGTGCAAAGTCCACGTAGGTGGTGCCTTTAGGCACTTGGATGCCGCCGATGTCGATGTCTTTGTTGGCACGGCCAAGGGTGCCGTTTGAGTTCACCCACTCAGACTTGGCGCTTTCGGCCACCGCCTCGTACTGCGCCATCTTGGCCATGCCGCGCAGGAATGATGCGAGCACGGCTGCATCAGCCGTCTCTGGGGGCAAGCCCTTGAGCGCCAGCTCGATGTCCTTGTCTGTGGCCACGCCTGGTGGCAACGACTTGATGGCCTGCGTGTTGCGCAGCCGGGTGTACTCGTTGCGCAGTTGCGTGAAGCCATCCTGATTGCCGGTGAGGTTTTTCACCTTCTCAGAGAACGATGTCCCTGCGCCCCTACCGCCGCCAGCTGACTCCATGCGGCTGGCCAGATCGAGCATGCGGCCTGCGGCCTGCTCAGAGCCGACGGCAGCCACTGCTGCATCGTTGACGATCTTGGCTGCGTTGGCATCGAGCGTGGTGCCCTTTTGGTTCAGCTCGAAGAGCTTGAGTTCAACGTCAGACTGCAACTTGTCGCGGTCTAATTTCAGCTTGTCTTGATCAAGCACCAGCCTGTTGGAGCGTTCCACGATCTGGCTGTCCAAGTTGCGGATGTTGGCCGCCGTCTGCGTGTTCTCCAGCGCCAGGCGGGTCGGCGTGTTGGCCGTGATCAGCTCTTCCTTGGTCGCGCCAGCCTCGCCAGCACGAATCTCAGCCGGTGCCTTGAGCGCTTGGATGGACGATGTCAGCACCTTGTCGCCGCCAGGCACACCTGCCAGCATGATGCCGATGGTCTTCTGGGCGCTCTGTGGGCTGACCTCGGCCATCTGTGCCCAGGTTTCGTATGCCTTGGCCTGGCCTTCGCGGCCGGCATTGCGTTCTGCCGTGGCGCGCTCGCGCAGGAGCTGGATGCCGATCTGCGGCTGGTTGGCGCTGAATGCCGAGATGACTTGACCACCAAAGCGCAACTGGTTCTGCTGCTGCTCTTTGGACAGCGTCTCAAAGTTGGCGCGCATGCTGGCTGCTTCTTTTTCAGGCAGCAGCATGGCCACGTTGATGAAGTCTCGCGCAGTCGGGTTGGGATTTTGAATCAGTGCATTGACCTGCGTTTGCAAGTTCTGCTTGCGCACCAGCTCCTGCTCCTGCAGTTGACGCTGAGCACCGATGTCGGCAATCGTTGCGCCGATCTTGAAGCCGCCCAAAGCAGCCTCAAAAGGACTCTGGACGTTGAGTGAATAGTTGATTGGTTGGACCATTTGTGGCTCCTTATACCTTGCTGTAGTCCACGGTGAGATAGCCACCGGACTGGCCCACAGCGTCAGGATAGATGCCCAGCACCTCTTGCGCCATCAGACCGATCTGACGACCGCCGCCCCAGGTGTATTCAAACTCGTAGACGCCCAGGCCATCTGACCGGGTGCCGATGCGTTGGATGTTCTTTTTCAGCCGGATGTCGCTGAAGATGTTGCGCAGACCTGGCGTCATTGCTGTGCCAGCCTTGCCTGCGGTCGCACCGTACTGCGCGCCCAAGAACTGAGCAGGCAGGTTCAGGACGTTGGCAAAGGCTTGGCCCTGCGCCAGCTCTGCGCCAGCGCGTGCAGCACCTTGCTGCCCCATCAATCCTGCGATGTCTGCACCGGTTCTCAGGCCAGCCGTGGCCGTGCCTGCAGCCGATGCCTGGCCCATTTGTGCCAAGTTCTGGCTGGTGAGCTGGCCCAGTGATGTCAGGCCGCCAAGGCGACCGTACTGGGTTGCGATTTCTTGCTGCAGCATTTGTGGCCTGAACTGTGCCAATGCGGCTTGGATGTTGCCACCGCGCAGGCCACCAGTGGCCGATGCACGCTGCAGCAGCGCCTCCTCTCCCTGCCGGACTTGAGCCTGAAAGCCTGCGCCCTGCTCAATGCCTGCAATGGCTGCTTGCTGAGCCTCTGGGCCGCGCAGGCCAAGCAATGCCTGCTGCTGCTCCAGTGCAGGCGCTCCGGCTGCAGCGTAAGGCTGCAGGCCACCGATGGCAGTGGTGCCTGCGGTGACGTAGGGCTTGAGGATTTCTTGCACCGCCTCAAACTGGCGACGCTGCTCATCGATGCCAGCCTGTGCAGCTTGCGTTTGTGCGCCTGCCGCTTGACTGGCTGCTCTGCTTTGCACCATGCCGCCGACAACTTGGGTGCCTCCGACAACTAGGGCTGTTACTGGATCAGGCATTGCCGAACTCTTTCATGTAATCTTCAAGCGTCTCGCCGTACAGCTCCATGACTTGTTGCGCCGTTTCAGTGGCGCGCTGAGTGCCGTGGCACAGCGCCACCGTCATCAGCACCACGTCATAGTAGCCTGCACGCCAGACAAACGAGCGTGCATCTGCCTTGCCACTGCGTTCGGCCTGGTCAGATGCTTGCCACTTTAAAATCATCGACGCCACGACAGGCGTCAGGGTTTGCGAGTTTGCAATCCAGAATGTGTTTTGGCTCATGCCGACCAGGGTGTTCCAGATCGCAGCGTTCAGGTCATCACGTTCGACAGCATCACCGTCGGCCACGTCATCAAAGACCTGAATCGCTCCATAGAGCATGAGCAGCCACTCGATGGCTGGCGCAGGTAGCGCAAGAACCCTTTGCAGGTTCAGTCTCAGCCAATCGACACCAGTCATGCGCAACCTTTCAATGGTCGGATGAGCTGCTAGCGGCTCGATAAGCTTAGCCCTTGCATTTTCTCACAATTTGACATTTGGTCAATCCTCGTCTTCTTCCCGGTCTTCCCAGGCTTGGCAGACGCGCATGTCGTTGCAGATGAAGTTCAGCTTCTCGCAGTGGCCACGAAAGCCTGCGCCCTTGTCGTAGGCTGCCATCGGGATGCGCTCGATGCGCACCTGTGCCATCAGGCTGTTGTCGTAGTAGCCGCAGTTGGAGCAGTGCTTGCGCCGTGCGTCCTTCTCGTCGCATTGCATGGCCTCGGCCAGCCCTGCATAGAACTCCTTGTTTGCGCCTGGCTCGTTGGTTGGCACCTCGGGGCCGTAGTTCCAGTCCTGCACCGCAATGACGTAGTTCTTTTTGTTCTCTGCGTTGGTCAGCATCGGCTCGCCCATAGGGATGCCGCCGAACCCGGCAATCATCATTTTTGGCATTTTTGCGTAGTCCATGTGGTGCTCCTTATGTAATCTCGCGGCCAGACACGCGCAGCGTCAGTGCTGTGGCGTTGCTGGCGATGGTGCTGATAAATGCACCGGCATCCAGCTCTTGGCCGACCAGCTCGGGGCACAGGTAGGTCTCGCCTGGCACCACGGTGCGGTCGTCAATGATCAGGTTGGAATTACCTGCGCTGCCGCCCACTTGCACCAGGTTGACGCTGAACGTGCGGTTCACCGTGTCGGTGTTGGTGACGGTGGCCTTGTCGATCAGCGCCTTGGCGGCCGTGGCCGTGTATTGCGTGGTCTGGGTGGCCTCCATCTGCTTGGGAGGCACGAGGGTTTTTACGGTGACGGTCATTTACTGGACTCCTTGGATGTTGTTGGCGACTGTGAGAATAACGGACGGGATGCCTGGATGCGGGGCCACTGCGCCAGAGGCCAAAAGTTGCACGCCAAGGTTGCTGACCGAGTACATCAGCTCAACATAGTCGCCAGCTTTGAGATTGAAAAAGAAGTTCAGCGCCACAAACACTTCGGCATTGTTGCCTTGAACACGCAACTGGCTCGCCGAATTAGTGACATCCACTCCATTGAGTCTGAACCACAAATAGAAATTTTCTGCAGTAGCAACTGATGAATCAAGTTGAATGCTGGTCTGAAAATTGTAGATTCCATCGGTGTCAACATAGACGCGAGATGTCGGCGTTCCTAAATAGACGCCATTGCTCAAGTCGGTGGTGTTGAAGGTGATGGCGGTTGCTGTGTTTATGACCAGTGCCGCCTGCGTGGTGGTGTCGTAAAACGAGCCGTACCGCGCACGCTTGAACTCTCTGGCTGGTGGTGTCATCTGCAGCCCTTCGACGGCTGAGGTCAGTTGAGCCAGCAGTGCCATCACCTGGTTGACCTTGTTCTCCGTTGACGCGATGCTGACCGCAGCGTTTTGGGCCAGTGATGCGATCTGGTCCAAGGCCAGCGTGGCGTTGCCATCGATCACGGCAGAGCTGACAGCGGCCTCCTGCGCCAGCGCAGCAATCATGCCCAGCGCCTGCACAGCAGTTGCCTGGGCAGTGCCTGCAGCGATGTTGATCTCCAGCACCACATCAGGCGCAATGGCGTCGACCGTTGCGAACAACAGCTCGAACTGCCTGATCTGCTGCTGGTCGGTCAGGAACTGCGCGAGCTGGTCGCGGGTCAGGTTTAGCTTGCGGGAGACGGGTGCGGTGGCCATCAGTACAGCAACCCTTCGATCTGCATCTCAAGTCGTGCAAATGCAATATGTGAATCGCTGTCACCACGGAAACGCTGGATGCGCCAGTTGCGCATGTGGCCCTGCTGGAACCATGCCAGGCGCTTGGAGGTGTTGCCGATGGTGCCCACGTAGATGTAGCGGTCCTGGCTGTAGGACAGGCCGTCCAGTGAGTAGCTGGTGCTGATCTGCGGGTTGGTGCCCAGCGCCACTCGTCCGGTCAGGCTCACCAGCTCCATCTTTTGGAATAGTGCGCCCTTGCCCTCGTTGTAGGCAATGATGGTGCCAAACTCCCAGCGCACCTGCTGCCCCCAGTGGCTGCCGATGTCGTCCACCAGATAGCCGATGGTGCTGGACTGCGGGTCGCCCACCAGCCACTTGTCGTATGCCCAGACGAGGTTGCGTGCTCGGTACTGCGCAAAGCCCACCACCGTGGTGGTCAGGGTAAACCACACCTGATCGCCCAGCGCCTCGGATGCGGCTGCGTCATAGACGATGGTGCGGTCTGGCAGGTGCACATACAGGTGCTCGTGCGCCTTATCGTTGCGTGCCTCCATCTTCACCACAGCCAATTGCACCTCAGTGTAGGTCTGCAACAGCTCGTCGATTTCCTGTGTGCTTATTTTTGTTGCAGTCGCGTTTGCGCCGAGGTAGATGCCTGGGGCTTCGTTGCGGCCGCTGCCCAAAAAGGCGATGCGGTCGATGTAGACGCAGCAGGAAAAGGTGCCGACCACGCCCTTTTGGATTTGAGCGCCATCGATGCGTGCGAACGGAAACAGCTCGCCGCCAGTGTTGTCGAACACCTCGATGGTGTTGCGGTTGAGAGCGTAGACCTCGTTGCGCAGCTTGAGCAGCGCGACCACGGGGTCGGGGTCGACCTCGGAGCTGCCGTACTTTAGCGGGTTGACATCCAGCGGATTGGACAGCTCGGTGACGATCAGGAACTCGCCGTCGGTGGTCATGAAGTAGCCGTCCACCCAAACAACATCAAGCACGACGCCAAGGTCTGGATCGGTCACTTGAGTAAGTGCGCCGTTCCAGTAGTACAAGCGCCCACCGGATGCAATGGCCAGGCGGTCGAAGCTGTAGTCCATGGTCACCAGAGTGTTGACGGGGCCGCCAACGTCACCGAGCACTGTCACAGCGCCATTGCTGGCCACGGTCACGAGCTTTGTACCCATGACGCGGTAGCAGACGCCGTTCCAGTTGATGCCGCCACGGTCGATGCCTGGGCCGCTGCCGTTAGCCACGAGGCCATCGCCTGGTCGCAGGTAGCCGGTGCTGATGCCGCTGTTCTTGGGCACCGGCACCATGTTGACCGGGTAGGACGTGCGAAAGTCCGGTCCGTTGTCCGTGTAGATGCCGTTGAGAATTGAGATTTGCATGGTTACTTCTTAGCCTTGTTTCGGGCCGAGATTTTCTTGGCCTTGGCCTGTGCGTCAGCTTTGCTTGACGCGCCCCAGGCTTTCAGACTGAGCAGCAACCTGGTCGGCTCGCCGTCTTTGTACTCAGGGCCGGGGTTGTTTCCCATGCGTGCCAAGAACGACGCCCTGCGTGGGTTGTCGCCGGACTTGACAGGCGGCTTGATGTTCTGGCCTGCAGCCTTTAGGCTGGCGCGCCCAGCAGCGTTCAAGCCGCCCTTGGGGTTCTGCCCCTCCTTGCGCTGCCATGCCGGTGTTTTCATCGGAACCTCGCAACCTTGGCAGCCACCTTCTTGGGCTGCTTGACAAATTGCTTGCCTGCCTTGGTGCCCTCGCGCTTGGCCTTGGTGGTGGCAGCATACTCAGCCGACGACAAAGCCTTGATGGCTTTTTCGGGCAGGTAGCGCTCACCGGTCTCGCTCGACGGCTTGCCGGACTTGGTGCGCCACTTTTGCGCGCCCCAGTCCTTCAGGCTTTTTTGCGGGGCTTTCATGACTTGTAGCCTCCGCCCTTTGCCTTGTACTCCTTGGCCAACAATTGCGCCTTGCGTGCAGACCACTCACCGGCAGCAGTGCCCTGCACCGATGCGCCTTTGATCTGCTCAAACAAACGCTTGCGCATCGTCGGCTTGGTGTAGACCCCAGCCTTGTTGACGGAGGACTTGGGCTTGGTGGCCATTACGCGGCCACGCCTTTGATGACTGCGAAGTTAAACACAGGCTGCTCAGTGGTCGTGCCGCCAGTGGTGCGAAATGTGATGTTGAAACTGCCAGCCGCCACCGCAGTGACCATCAAGTCGTACAGGTCTGTCCCTGATTTTTGACTCAAGACGATGACATCCGTTGCCGCCACAGTGCTATTGGTCACAGTAAAAGTTGTCGCACTGGTTGTGCCTGCTGCGCTGAACAGGGTTATCGCACCAGTTGTTTTATCAAGCGTCACACCTGTGGTTCGGCTTGTGCCTTGGGTGACTGCACCGCCTGCGCCTGTCGCATAGCCAATGCCTGCGGTGCCAGATGAAGTGACTGCACCAGTGGCCGCCAGACTTGTGCCTGTGGCCGCACCGATGTTTGGGGTGACCAGTGTTGGTGTGTTTGCAAATACGTTCGCACCTGTGCCAGTCTCATCGGTCAATGCTGCTGCGAGGTTCGCCGATGTGAATGAACCCAAGGATGTGGCGTTGCCGACTGAAGTTACAGCGCCAGTAAGGTTTGCGTTTGTGGTGACATTCCCTGCTGTAAGTCCAGCCGCAGTGCCTGTGATGTTTGTTCCAACAAGTGCAGATGGTGTGCCGAGTGCGGGGGTTACCAAGGTCGGGCTTGTGTTAAACACCAACAGACCTGTGCCGGTCTCATCTGTCATTGCCGCCCGTAGATTGGCACTGGTTGGGTTGGTCAACCATGCAGCAATACCTGCAGCCAAAACTGTCTCAGCATTGATGTTGTACCAAGAATTTGTCGGCTGGTAAAAGCGATAAACAGCCGCGCACCCTGCGCCCAAAGCTGTGACTGCACCATAAATGGCAGATGCGCCGTTCAAGGCAATGGTCAGCGAGCTGATCTCTTGCGTTGAGGTGATGAGCACCGTAGTGCCATCAGGCACGCCAGTGTTAAGGGGCAGGGTAATCGTTCCTGATGCTAGCGTTCCAGCGGGTTGCAACAGCATCCACTGTTGCTGGCTGACTGGTGTCGGGACGGTGATGTTGAACCCGCTGCCAGGCACATAGAGATTTACTGCCAGCGTGGGGCTGGCAAAGGTCTGCTGAAAATACTGCAGCAGCGCATTGATCGACATGCGCCGAGCGTCGCCGTTGTTCGGGGTATAGACGGGAATCTGATCGCCAGGTGAGACCTGGCCGATGACGGGTAGTTGATTGATGGATGGCATGATGGTCCTTAGTTGTATGTCAGTGGCCCATCAGGGCCAGCGTCCACTGGGTTGTAAGGCGGTCTGATGAACGGGTTGTCGTAGACGCGCCAGGGCTTGTTGCCTGCGCCTGCTGGCATGGTGGCTGGCAGTTGCTGCTCCAGCGGGAACGTGGCGCGCTGCAGCAGGGTGTCGTAGCCTTGCTTGCCGGTGGCCTTGGTCTCGGGCATCACCACCTTGCCATAGCTCGGGGCCAGGCGCACAGCCAAGTTGCAGATGATGGCCTCATAGGCCGAGTCGGGGACGTTGGTTTCCTCATCGATGCCGCCGTCTTGGGGGCTGGACGGGATCGGGTAGCCCAGCCGGATGCCCTTGCCGTTCCAGTCGGCCATCATGGCATCGAGCCTGCGCCTGGCAGTCTCAAGCTGCTCAGGCTGAAGATCAAAGGCATAGGACGCAAGGCCGATCTCTTCGAACGCTGCGCTGATAAATTGGCGCTTGCTGTAACCCATGCTAGGCTCCTTGTGCCAGTGCTGTGGCGATTAAGCCACTTAGCTTTTTGTCTGTGGTGCGACCGTTGAACGGGATGCCCAGATCGGTGGCCTTGGCCTGCAGCTCGTCGCGTGTCGGTGGTGCATCGTCCTGTGGTGCATTTTGCACCTCAATGGTCGGGGCATTCATAGGCGATGGAAAGCAGACCTTTGAGGCTTTGCGCTCAATGGCCTGCTGCTTTTTAAAGCGTCGTTTTTGCAGCCGCAACTCTTTCCACGGGGCAAGAGTCTTGTCTTTTATGATAGCGGCTGACTTGATCATTTCATCTTCTTCATCGGTGCTTTGCTGGGCTTGCCTGCGGCTTTCGCTGCCTTGCTTGCCACGTTCAAAGACATTGCCACGGCTTGCTTTTGGGGCTTGCCGGACTTCATCTCCATTGCAATATTTTTACCGATGGTCTTTTTTGAGTAACCTTTGGTCATTGGCATGATTCGCTCCTAAGTGAGACAGGCCAACATTTCTGCTGGCCTGTCGGGGTTTATCAACCGATACGATAGACGACGAAGGTGTCAGCCGCAGTCTTGCGGCAACGGAAGCGTGCAGATGCACCAGACGTTGCAGCAGTTGCGGCAGCACCCACGATGGTCACGTTTGTGTTGACCGTGAGGGTCAAAGCAAATGCAGCCAAAGTGATGACGCTGAAGTCAAACGAATCACCAATCGCCCACTCAGTTGCCAGATCAAGGTTTGCACCTGTTGGCAGTTGAATGTCGCGTGATGCGGTTGGGGTAGCGGTAATGATGCCAGTCAACACGTTAGCGGCAGTTGCCGCCATCGAGCCACCGTCAGCAATGTTGGCTGGCGCATCTTGAGGTTGCCAGTTGCCATTGTTGGTGATGGTAGGCGCAACACCCACTGCATAGTACGCACCCGATGCACCAGCTTGAATTGTCACGCTGGTGGCATTGGTGAATGCGCTCGACACATAGGTGGTGTTTTCAACCGTAGTCAGCAAATCCTGTGAATCAGGAAAGTTGGGGAAACCAACTTCTTGAAACACAAGTGCTGGTGAATACGCCTGCACAGCGATTTTCTCGCCAGCAGGCACAGTGACGGTGGCCGTGCCTTGGGTAAAAATTACGTTATAGCTCATGATTCACTCCTTACTGACCGAACAGCAAAATGCCAGACATTTCTGGCTGCTTATTGACCACGCCGAACAAGGTATCGAGACGATACTTGGTCTTCATCGTGTTCACATCGTACTGCTTTTGCATCACCAGCTCGATGCCCTGGTCGGTGCTTGCACGCATCACTGCGACACCAGCGTTTGAAGGCACTGCGTAACGGCCAGGCAGGATTTCCAGCGCATCTTTCTGCCAGAAGCAGTTGATGGGTGCTGCGTTGACGTTCAAGCGTGTGATGGTGCGGCCAGCGGCTGCAGTCACGATACAGTTTTGATACTGCAACTCAGCGTCAGTGCCACCCTGTGCCGAGATGATCGGAGGGGTGATCACGCAGGTCGTAGCATTGGTCACGCTCACCACACGGAAGGTCTTGGAGAAACCAGTGCCCTGTTTGGTGATGTGATGCACAGCCTCAACGCCTTGAATCTGGATTGGCGTGCCTGCTGGCAGGTCAGTGGTGCTGGAGACCGTGATGGTCTGGAAGCGGTTGTCCACGTTCTGGGTTTCGCCAGTGATAGCGGTCTGGGTTGCTTGTGGCACGTAGTAGTTGCCAGCCGCAGCCAAGGTGCTCATCGTTGGGTCTGCACCAGTGCGAGCCGCGATGCGGTTTGCGTAGTCCAGCTTGTAGGTGTCAAAGCCTGCAACCATGCCGACGTACGAGCGCTCGAAAGCGTTGTTCGACTTGCTGCCTGCGAAGCTGCGAGACACGGATGCGCCACCAGCTCCACCAGCGATATTGCCAGCGATGCCGTTGTAGTCGCGTGAGGACAGGGCCATGTAACGGTCAAAGGCTTGGACGCCCTGCTCGTTCATGATCGAGTCGCACAGTGCGATGTCGTCGTAGTCACCAGCAGCGGTGTTCACGGTCACGACCAGCGAGCCTTGGGCTGCGGCCACGTTCATGATAGCGATGTTGATGTCGGAGGCCAGCTTTTGCTTTGCAGCTTCGCCCAGGCGACCTTCTTGCAAGGCATCACGCAACTCAAGTGCGTCCAAGATGAACGGCACAGACTTTTGAAAGCCGAGCGTTGCAGGGACGGAGAGCTGGGTGTAAGCCGTGAAGTTGCCGGTCTGGTCCATGCCATCGTACGACTGTGCGATGTAGGGCTGGGGACGGTAGATCACGTTGTTGGTGCGTTCCATCATCGAGCCGTCGGTGTTGTAGACGGACACGTTGCGGGACAGTACCAGCGCGTCGTTGAAGCCTTCGAGGATGTCCTCGAACGCGACGCGCTCTTCTTTGGAAAATGCATTAGACATTTTGGTTTCCTATTCAAAAAAATTATTTGGAAGCTGATCGTTTCTGCGCTTTGTACTGGATGACTTTCGTCATGTTTCCAGTCCTTGCTGCTTCTTCTCTCAGCCGATCAAGGGTTGAGTCCACCGCGCCAGATGATCGTCCAGTTCCCGAGACAATACGCTCCGGTGCGGGTGCTGCCCTGCGGTTTGTAACTTTCAATTCTTTCTCCAGTTTCGCTACCGCAAAGGCAAACTTCACGGGGTCGGTTAATGTTGCGAGTTCCGCTGCCTTTTTCGGGTTCTTGCCGAGTGCATAAATCACCAGGGCCGGATTGTCCGAGCCTTGCAGGACGATGCCTTGCTGGGTG